GCTTAGCGAAATTAGCTCGTGGTGAACAAAAGCGTTCAAGCTTTATCTTGGATACAAAAGCAGTTGGTAATATGACAGAAGCGGTTAACCTTACAGGTGACATCACTCGTCAATATGCTAATCAAGTATATGCTTTACCTAGTCGTAAAGTGCATATGAGAAGCTTATTACCAATCGGTAGTTTATCTCAAGGTTTATTTACTTTCCCTTACGAAAGTGGTGGAGAAGGTGCACCTGCAACTCAAACTCAAGGTTCTTCTAAAGCTCAAGTTGATTTTGATATTACAATGAAAGATGCAGCAGCTCAGTACATCGCTGGTTATGTTCGTATCTCTCGCCAAATGTTAGATGATATACCTGCTATGACTTCTTTCTTACAATCTCGTTTGTTAGAGAAGTATTTAGTTGCTGAAGATGCTCAAATCTTAAGTGGTGATGGTACTGCTCCTAACTTACAAGGTATCCTTCCTGTAGCTACTGCTGCAACTGGTGCTGCTACTGTAGATGTTGAGCAATTAGTTCAAGCTATTGCTCAGTTAGAAACTTCTAACTATTCTGCAACAGGTATTTTAGTTAACCCAACTGATTGGGCTGCTATCATGAATACTAAGAATACTAACTCTGCTTACACTTTACCTGCTTCTACAGTTGTTACAACTGATGGTAGTGTATCTATCGCTGGTATCCCTCTTTACAAATCAACTGCAATCGCAGTAGATAAGTTTGTAGTAGGTGACTGGTCTATGGGTGCTCAAATCATGCAAAATCAAGGTATCTCAGTTCAATTCTCTGAATTTGATTCTGATAACTTTACAAAGAACATGATTACTGTAAGAGTTGAAGCTCGTATCGCTTTACCTATCTATTACGCAGGTGCGTTTATTTATGGTGATTTTGGTAATGTTGCTTAATCTTTAATTAGATTTACAATACAAGGGATAGCCTAGAAAGCTATCCCTTTTTGTTTACACTAAATTTTAGTTATTTTTGTAAAAATTAGCATAATGCAGATACTAAGAGATGTAACGACTACAGTAGCCCCTTCGGCAACAATCGTTACCTTACAGACCGCAAAGGATTATTTAAGAGTAGATTATAGCGAAGATGATACTTTGATTACTAACCTTATAGAAACCGCTAGGATCAGATTAGAGCAGTACGCTTCAGTTGCTATGACTGCTAGAACCCTAAAGGTAGTAGCTTATGTAGATGAGTTTATAGAGCTTCCTTATGCTCCTATAAACAGTATTACATTGGTAGAATATTGGGATGGTGCTGCATGGGTAGCAATGGTACTTGGGGATTATAGAGTTATAGGTGATACCTACAAAAAGGTTTACTTTAATTCCCCTATTATGAGTGACTTTAGATTTACTTATACTTGTGGATATGCCACTACTCCAGAGTCTATGAAAACGGCTTTGTTGAAGATGGTAGGTGATTTGTACGAATACAGAGAATCAAGTGTTGAAAGCTCTAAGCCTTCAGCTAACTTAACAACGGCTTACGAACTAATGAAACCTTACAAAAGGGTAAGTATTATTTTCTAATGATAGGACAATTAAAAAATAGGATTACATTTAATACTAAAACAAGCGTTTCTGATAGTGCAGGAGGGTTTGTGAATACTTTAGTACCATACTACACTTGCTGGGCCGAATTGGTCACTAATACCAATTCTAGGACTAATATAACAGGTAGGGATAGTATTAACGATGGAGCTACATTTAGGATCAGATATACAACAGGCAAGACATTTACTAATGCTCTTGTAATAACTTGGAAGTCAAGGACTTATATGATTAACTCTATTATCAACGAAACTGACTTAAATCAATATTATTTAATAGGTTGTGCAACACTTAAGTAATGGCAAAGTTTGGAGTAAAGATATATGGTGCTGATGCAATAATCAAGAGGCTTGAGGCATCTCCTCAAAAGATGATGGAAGAGTCTAAGCTTATTATTGATGCAGCGGTTATAGAAATAGCAGCTAAAGCAAAACAAGCCGTTCCTGTAAGTTCATTAAGTAAAGTTCATTTAAAAGATACAATTAGACATAGTAAGTTTGTAGTAGGCAAAGGAGCAAGTGTAAGCGCAGGTAATGTTAATGTTAAATATGCTGCTTATGTAGAATTTGGAACAGGGGATAGTTTTCAGATACCTGTTTATCCAAATGTAAATATGGGTGATTTAGAAGAATATGCTGCTACTTTTAAAAGAAGAAAAAGAGCCTTACTAGGAGTTCCTCATAGACCATATATGTTTAGTTCTTATAGCGAAGTCTTTACATCTATGATTAAGAAATTGAAGTCTGTTAAGATATAAATATATTTCATTAAATTTGTACCAAAATGAAGGACTGCGGATATACATTAAGGAAAGCTTATTACGATAAGTTTATCTCGGCCTCCTACTCATTAGCTGCTTATGATACCATAGCACCTGACACAGTAGAACCGCCTTTTTTGATTATAAGTAGTCAGACACAAGTGGACAATAGCAACAAGCAAACATTTGCATTTGATGTTACTATCCAATTTGACATAGTTTATAGGACTTTTAAAGCAGGAGAAGTAGGGCAGAAAACGGTTGATACTTATGCTAATGAATTATTAAACATAGTAGGAGTTAGACCTCAAGATTATCCTAGTACTGCACCTGACTTTAAAATAGTGACTTGTAAGATTGGTAGTAATATTGCTACCTTTGACTATGTGGATGAGGCATATGTGTTTAGAAGGGTGATAACAATGGAACATTTCGTGAATCAAATAACATAATATAAAATAAAATAAAATGGCAGCAACAGTAGGATTATTTAACGGAACTTCATTAGTAGTTCTAGTCAATGGACAAGTATTAGGGCACTCTACATCTTGTTCTTTAAGTTTGGCAATAGATGCTCCAGATGCATCTACAAAACAATCAGGTGGATGGGCAGATGAGATTGGTGGACAAAGATCATGGTCTGTAACAACAGACGGTTTATCAACAGTTGCACCAGGAGTTCTTGCAACTTATGTAAGCACAGATGAGTTAATGATTTTAGCAGCCGCTAGAACTGCTGTTACAGTAATGTTTACTACAGTATCAAGTGGATCTACCGTTAACGCTGGTGATGTATATTGGTCTGGACAAGCTTTTATTGAAAGTGTTGATATAACTGCCGATATGGAAAACGCAGCGACTTATTCAGTATCTTTCAAAGGAACAGGTGCTTTAGCTACAGGTACTAACGCATAGTAAAAACAAACCAAACAAACCAAACATATGAGAGGACAATTTGAATTAACTCTTTCCGATGGAAAGAAGATACCGATGCGTTTTTGTACATGGAGTCTTAAAAGATTCTGTCAATTACAAGGGATAGGGCCTTCTGACATAGGAGAAGCTTTAAGTGGTAAAGATACACTTGATGCTATTGTTAACTTACTGAAATCGGCTGCTGAATACCCATTATATTCTCAAGGAATCACTCCAAGCTTTACAGAAATGGAAGTGTGTGATTGGATAGATGATATTGGTGGAATGGGAGGACAAAAGTTCCAAGATGTAATGTCAGCACTTTCGGAAAGTATGAATAGCGGAATAGATGATAAGCCAACAAAGTCAAGTAAAAAAGATGGAGTAAAAAAAAATTAGAGTGGATTGACATAGAAAGATATACAATGGGGGAGTGCAAAGTGCTTCCCCATTTGTTTTGGGAGATGACCATGGCTGAATTAGACTTTGTTTGGTATGGATATAGACACGAGGAGGAGCAGAAGTGGGTTAGAACTAGATGGCAGACAACTTTACTAATTAATATTCAGCTTCCTAAAGGTAAGAAAGTTAAGCCACAAGAGCTTATTGAATTAGACTGCGATACTCGTAACTTTGTGAAGCAAAGAGTGATGACAGAAGAAGAGCTAAAAGAAGTGTTAAATAAATATAAAATTGTTAAACCTATAATATAATGGCAGATAATCAAATGGTTAAGATAGTCTTTGACTTTGATTTAGGAAATGTTCCTGCATCAGCAAAGAAACTTAGTCAATATTTAAAGGATAATAGTTTAGATTTAAAATTTACTAAACAAAGTGTTGACAATACAACTGCAAGCCTTAATCAGTTAGCTACTGCTCAAACTAAAGTAGGTAATACCGCTGCTGCGACAGGTGCTTCCATTAAAAAATCAAATATGCAATGGACTAATCTTGCGTTAGTTATTCAAGATTTGCCATATGGATTTAGAGGTATTCAAAATAACTTACCTGCTCTTATGGGTGGTATAGCAGGAATGGCAGGGCCATTATATTTAGTTGGTTCAGCGGTTATTGCTTTATTTACTGCATGGGATGCTGGTTTATTTAAAGTTAAAAATGCTACTACTGCTTTAAATGATGCTCAAAAAGAATATAATGAAACACTTAAATCTTCAATGGGTACTGCTGGAGAAGAGATAGCTAAAATGAACGCATTAGTATCTATTGCAAGTAATCAGCAAATCTCAATGGAGAAAAGATTAATAGCCGTACAAAAATTGCAAGATGAATATCCAGCTTATTTTGGAAATTTAAGCAAAGAAAAAATACTTAATGGAGATGTTACAACCTCCGTAGATGCAGTAAAATTTGCCATAATAGAAAGAGCAAAAGCAACAGCTATCGCAAGTAAAATAAATACAATAGCTGCTCAAAAATTCCTACAAGAAGAAAAACTATATGAATTAGCATTGCAAAAAACAAGTAGAATGCAAAAAGATATTGCATTAGCTACTAGCCATGGCTACAAAGGGAAGGCATTAAAGGGATATTTAGATTTTACATTGTTTGATATAAGAGAAAAAGAGCATCAAATATCCAAGGTAATAGATTCTTATGAATTAGAACTTAATAGACTAGGTGGCTTATATTCAAAAAGTGCAGAAGCTTCTATTGGTTTGGATGCTAAAAAGGGTGGAGATGATAAGGCAGCAAAAGCAGCAAAGAAAAAACTAGAAGATACTAAAAAAGAGGCAGATAAATTAGCTATTTATATAGCTAAAAGATTAGCAGCATCTGGTGGAGAAACGAAATATATAGCAGAGCCTGAAGTAGATCCGTCAAACGCAGCAAAGGCATTTAGAGATAAGATGGCTTATGAAAAGAAAGCATCAAAAGACAGAGTTGCTTTTTTAAGGGAACAATACCAATTAGAAGTAAGTGAAGCGGAAGGTAGTTTTGATAAAATAAAGTTAGCTGAAGAGAATATGCGGATGGCATTAGATAAAGGCTTTATGGATGGAAGTGTAAAACTATCTGAATACATAGATGCAATATTAGAACTTAGGAAAAAATCAAATGAAACAGTATTAGCTGAAACAAAAGCAGTTACGGCAGAATTGCTTAAAATAGGCATTGGCTTAATGAACGCATTAGGCCCTGCTTTAGATATGTTATTAGAAAAGGGAGCAAGTATAGGAGATGTATTATCAAGAGCATTTGAGGATATAATTAAAAAGTTAATTAAGGTAGCTATAGCAGCAGCTATTGCAGTTGCCATTATATCATTATTACCAGGAGGTCAAGGCAAACTAGCTAAAGCTGGTGGTGCAATGAAAATGTTTGGTAACCTAGTTGGCGGTGGTATGGGATTAGGTTCTCAGTTATTCGCTAATGGTGGTATAGTTAGTGGCCCAACAATGGGATTAATGGGTGAGTATCCTGGTGCTAAAACGAATCCTGAAGTAGTTGCTCCATTAGATAAGCTTAAGTCAATGATTGGAAGCGGTAGCGGAAGTGGAGAGTTTGTATTAAGAGGCAATGATTTAATTTTGGCTATACAAAGGTCTAATTCATCATTAAAACTTAGAAGAGGATAATGGCATACGGACAAAAATATTCAGTATTATTTGCAACAAGAGCAAACAAAGATGTAGAGCTTAAGATATGGCAAGATGCCTACACAGGTGCTATTATAGACCTTCAAGGGGTTGATGTCAACTTACAGTATATCCCAAATTCTGATGATCCGTATGAGCCTATAATAGCCTCACAATTAGGAGTGACTATTGACTTTACTGATGACTTATCTGATATTATAAACTTTACTAATATCGATGATAGATTTACATATGTTGAAATGTATGTAAATTCTGTTATAGAATGGGTTGGTTTTGTGATAAATGATGATGTTCAGATATCTTATTCTACAGGTAGAAAGATAGCAGCATTTAATGCTACAGATGGGTTAGGTATGCTTAAGGATATAAAGTTTGTATCAGAAAATGCAAATTATGGTGTAAATGATATAATACTCCTAAAGGATATTTTTAGGGCTTGTTTTAATAGTATTGGTTTTAAGAATAATAGGAATTATATAACAATGTGTTCTTATTACTCAGTTGGTATGTACACTAGAGCTACTCAGTTATATGCAGATCCATTTGACCAAGCTTGTTTAAATTATAGGTCACTTTTAGAAGATGAATACAATTATACTAATTGCTTAGATATTATTTCTAATATAGCAAGTTCTTTTGGTTGTAGAATATTTCAAGCTAAAGCTAAATGGTGGATAGTTGCTATAAATGAATTTGCAACTATTAACGCTTATTATTCAGAATATGCCCCTACAGGGCTTAGAGTAAATAATGGAGATGGTAATATAATAAACACATCTTCTATTATTCAGCCATATGTGGGCAATACATCAGGATTATATTTTATTGACAATAGTCAACTTAAGGTAATAAAGAAAGGGTTTTATAAGATTATAGCAGAAGGTAGTGTAGAAATTGCTGATAATTATCTTCCAAATGGTGACTTAAAAGATAATAATGGAACAGAGGCTACATATTGGACAAGAGCATCAACTCCAGATGGAAGTTGTACATTGCAAACAAATATTACTTTTGATTCTTTCTTTTTTGAATTAAATGCTCCATCAGGTGGCCCAGCAGGAACTGCATCGGTAACATTGGATGCTAATTCTAATCCTTATGTAACAACAGGGGATTCATTGCAATTAAATATTTTAACAGGTGCACCATCACAAGCTACACCTATAGGATTTATAGACATTACAATAAATACAGGTTCTTTAATATATTATTTAAACAATGACGCTGAATGGCAAACAACGGCTACATCATATACTGTTTATAATCCTAAAACAACTGGAGCGTCAGAGGACTTTGTATTAGACTTAAAAACGGCAATATTCCCAGGCTCTGGTTCTCTTAGCTTTGCATATAGAATATCTGAAGGAATTAGCATTGTAACATTAACAAACTTTGTATTAAAAATAAAATCACTTATTTCTGCCTATGACCTTACAGGAACATTAGTTGAAACTGATCAATATACAAAAACAATAAGCTTACCTTATGGTAGTGGTGGCGGTGACTCTTTTTATCCTTCAGCAAAAGGCTCTCTTGTACTAACCGATAAATCTATTGCATCAGGTTGGTATAGATATGGGTTTGATCCATCAGGTGAGTTTTTTACATTAGCTGAATTAATCGTTCAGCAATATGTAAATACATACGCATTAAACATAATAAATGTGGATTGCAGTTTAAGTGAGTTTTATACTTCAAATACCAACCATAGAACACTAAACGCATCAAAGCTTATTTTTGCAACAGATACAGATCCTGCAAGTATAAACATTAGCTCAAAATCTTATATGTTAGGTAACGCTACAATATCGTACCCATCCAATACGGCAAGTGCTACATTGTTACAGATATCTAATACAGAGATTGAGTGCACAAGAGTAAATAAATACATTCCTCAAACAAGTATATTTTAATTATGGCATCAGTAATAAACGGAACGAATATAGTCTTATACGAATATGATAGCAACGCTATCTATTACTTTAATGGGGGTACTGCACAAGGCACTTTTGATAGTATTGTGTGTAAGGAATTAAGCAGAAGCCAAGTAGCAGGTACTTCAGTTGACTTTAATAAAACAGGAGCAGGTACAATAGCTTCGTTTATTACGGATGCTCTTGATCCTGGTGTTACAACCATACCAGCAGGTACTTGGACTTTTAGTGCTTACTATTCTATTTTAACTGCCTTTGCAGGTGCTCAAGTTCAGTACGAATTATATAAATATAACGGTAGTGTTGCGACCTTATTGTTTACATCGGCAGCAACCACTCTTACGGCCCTACCAAAGACCTTATATTCTACGGCAATGACAGTCACTCAAACGACTATAGCTGCCACAGATAGGCTTCTAATTAAGGTTATTTACGCAGGTACAACTACCAACCAAATTACTCTTTATACCCAATCTAGCAATCCAGCTCAAGTAACTACAACTATACCACTAGGAACTCCAATGGGAGCTTCTACAAGTTGCTCTTTTGAGGCATCTACTGAACAAGTAGAAGTTACTTCTCAGACATCAGCTTGGTTTAGGGAGTTTAAAAATGACATTACTTCTTGGACAGTTAATTGTGATGGGTTTATAGCCTTAAGCGGTTACTCCTATCTTGCTTTAATGCAGAAACAATTAAACAGAGCTTCAATAGATGTTAGATTCTCTATAGACAATGACAATGCAGACGCTAGTGGTACTTATGGCTATTCAATAGTAAGCGGAACGGCTAATATCACATCAATCAGTTTAAGTGCTCCTGTAGAGGGTGCATCTACTTATTCATTGGCATTACAAGGAACAGGTGCTTATTCAATAACAGGAACTCAAGTTATAGACGGAGGTTCTACAATATCAACTTCAAGCGTGAATAGTTTTTCTTATACGGCAGCAGGTGGTGAAACAACTGTTACCTTCTCAGGTGCAATCGGAGCTACTTGTATATCGGTTACAAGAGGTGGTGTAGAGGTTAGGTTAATAGCTACAAGCGGTGTACCAACGGATGAGAATGTTAGCTTTAATAGTGCCACAGGAGTTCTTACCTTTGCAACGGCAAGACCACTAGAGGTGGATGAGTTTGTCAGAATGATTGTAAAATAATTAATTAGAAATAGAATGAGTCAACAGATACAAATTACTGGAGGTGCGAAAGTTAGAGATTTACAAGATGTCATTATTGGCACAAGTGGGGTATTAAGTTCTGTAGCTTTTAATGTGGCTAATGGTGTACCAAAGCTTGATGTAAACGGAAAGATATTAGTATCTCAGTTGCCTAATTCGGTTATGGAATATAAAGGAGTTTGGAACGCTGCAACTAATAGCCCAACCTTAACTAATGGTGGTGCTTTTAATCAAGGCGATGTCTATTTGTGTGATACGGCAGGAACAGTAAACTTTGGCTCTGGTAGTCCAATTTCTTTTATAGTTGGGGATCAAGCTATTTATAGCGGCTCAGTATGGCAGAAAGCAGGTGGTGCTACAGGAACGGTAACCTCGGTTGGCTTATCTACTAACGCAGGTGCAATAACAATCGGCAATTCTCCCATCAGTACAAGTGGTACGATAACTGCTAATTTCAACGGAACTAATCTTCAATATGTAAACGGAGCAGGAAACTTGACAACCTTTCCGATATTAACAGGCTATGTAACTGCGGTAAGCGGTACTGCACCTGTTGTAAGTAGTGGGGGAACAACACCAGCTATTTCAATGGCTGCTGCTACGAGTTCGGTAGATGGGTATCTTACTTCAGCAGATTTCACAACTTTTAACAATAAGCAGAACGCTATAACTCTAACCACAACAGGAACAAGCGGAGCAAGTACATTAGTAGGTGCGACATTAAATATCCCTAATTATGGTTCAGCCTTAACAGGCTATGTTCCCTACACAGGTGCAACTACAAATGTTGATTTAGGTACATTTAATTTGACTGCTGATGTTATTACAGGTGCAACAGGTTCTTTTGCATCAAATGGTGGTAGTGATACATTTGCTATCAATCATTCAAGCGGTGCAGGGATTGCTTTGAATATTACTAAAGGTGGTAATGGCGAAGGATTATACATAAACAAAACAAGTGGAAGCGGAAACGCAGCAACGATAATAGGTACATTAAACGCAACTACTTTAGTAAAGAGTGGTGGTACATCAAGTCAGTTCTTAAAGGCTGATGGCACAGTTGATTCAAGCACATACGCTTTAGATTCAGCAGTAGTTCATAATACAGGCAATGAAACAGTTGGTGGTACAAAGACTTTCTCGGATGCTACTAAAAATAACGGAGGCATATTCTTACAAAATGCTTCAAGTAACTCTTTAGCAGGGTATATGAATTTAGGTGGATTGACAAATGGTGTTAAGTTCACAAGTGGTGGCGGTATTAGTAATTCATTTACTTTACCATCTGCAACAGGATATACTTTTACTTTCCCTAATGCAACAGGAACGATTGCCCTTACAAGCGATTTAACAGGGTATCTTACTGCGGTAACTGCTACATCACCTTTAAGTTCAAGTGGTGGTACAACGCCTAATATAACGATTGCACAGGCTACTACAAGCACTAATGGTTATTTATCTTCAACTGATTGGAATACTTTTAATCTTAAACAACCACAATTAAATGGTACAGGATTTGTTAAGGCTTCAGGCACTACCATTAGCTATGATAATAGTACTTATGCTTTAGATAGTGCAGTAGTTCATTTAGCAGGTACGGAAACAATCACAGGGGCAAAAACATTTTCTACTTTTACAAAGTTTGATGGTGGGGTAATATTAAAAAATAATGTTTCAGCAAGTTTAGCAGGATATGTAGGGCTTTCTGCTTATTCGGCTTCGGGAAATAAGGGGATAAATATTGACTTTGATACATATTCAAATAGTTTTTATTTTAGTGGAACTTTACCTTATCAATACACATTCCCTGCTGCAACAGGTACAATAGCATTAGTTGGTGGTAGTGGTGTAGGAACAGTTACAAGCGTAGCTGCTTTAACAATAGGTACAAGTGGTACTGATTTAAGTTCAAGTGTTGCTAATTCAACTACAACTCCTGTAATTACTTTAAATGTACCAACTGCAAGTGCAACAAATCGTGGGGCATTGGCTTCTGCGGATTGGAGTACATTCAATAACAAGCAGGGAACAATAACATTAACAACCACAGGAACAAGTGGTGCTGCGACCTTTAGTTCAAACACTTTAAATATTCCTAATTATGGTAGTGCGTTAAGTGCTTACCTACCATTAGCAGGGGGAACTTTAACAGGTGCATTGAGTGGAACAAGTGCTACATTCTCTAGTAGTGTAACGGCAACACAAGGTAATTTTATAAATGCTGCATCTAACTTTCCATTAACTATTGACAATAGCACACAAGGTTATGTTGCACAAGTTTTTAAATCAAACAATGTAACTTTTGGTTATATAGGAAATGCAAATACACTTAATAGTGGTGGCTCTAATACTGATATGGTTATAAGGTCAGAAAATGCATTAATACTATCTTCTAGCTCTGCCGAAAGGATGCGTATTTGGCAAACAACAGGTAATGTAAACATAGGCACAACTCCTGCTTCCGATTCAGGCTACAAGCTAGATGTTAATGGTACAGGAAGGTTTAGTGGGAATTCGGGAACACCTGTTTCATTGGCTATTAGTACTGCCAATAGTAACTGTGATGTAACAATGCAATCATCAAATAGTAGTTCAGTAAGTAGAATAAGAAATGGTACAAACGATTTACAATTTCATACTAATGGAACACTTGGTTTAACATTAGCTTCTAATCAAGCAGCTACATTCTCTAGTAGTGTAGAAGCGGGGGGTGGTTTTATATCAAACAACGATAGCAATACACCTGTTGGATTTTATAAATTAAAACCTTCAAGTGTTACTACTGCTAGGTGGTGGAGAATAACAAGTGATAATGTAGTTTATGGTGATTTTAGTATAGCTCAATCAGCCGCTAATAGTGATGCTTCTTATAGTAATAAATTATATTTTAATGCCACAGGAGCAGCCACGTTTAGTAGCTCGGTTACTGCAACGGGCTTTTTTGAATCATCCGATAGCAGATTAAAAACACTTATCAAAGATAACTACCAAACAAAAGGCATTGCATCCATTACTCCTAAACTTTACACTAAAAACGGAAAGGTTGAATTAGGATATTATGCTCAAGATTTTGTTGGGATATTAGATAGTGCGGTTTCAAAAGGTAGTGATGATATGTTATCACTTTCTTATCGTGAGGTGCATACTGCTAAAATCTATGCTTTGGAGCAAGAGATTAAAGAATTAAAAGCTAAAATGAATTAATATGGCAAGTACTTGGAATGGAACGGCAGGTAATGAATTAATATCAGGTGCAGCATTAAGAGATGGTGCAGGTGTTACAGGCTTATATACAGTTGATGTAACTATACCA